ACTGGTGTTCCGATAGCTAAAAAGGATGCAGAGATTCGCAAAAAAGCAAAAGCAAGAGCAGATGAGTATCGTAAAAAATTGCAAAAGCTTAACATTGGTGGTTTTAATTTTTATGATGAGATGGTTAGATTAGATCGTATGATCACTAAGCGTAACGGATCTTTCCTAGCAGCTGTGATTGATAGACTTATCTGGGGAATTAACTATTTTGAAACCAAAGTACGTAACGAAGTTAAGAAATGGATTAAAGAAAAAAGAGAAGATGTGACTGCCCTAATAAAGAAAACAAAAGAGCAACACAAGGATAAGTTAGCAAGACTTAGACAGAAAGTTGCTAATGTAGAAGGTTTGATTCAAGCGCAAGTACTAGGATTTAGTGCTCGAATCTTTTGGACTGGAGCTACATGGCAAAATACCTATGGCACTACATTTCAAGTGCTATCAATCGGTCAGTTTCCAAAGCTGAGAGTAGTTGGATTAGAGAAAGGAGGAAGAGCTGTAATAGAGGAGATAGCAAAGAACTTCCAGAAGCAGCTAGATGGTATGTCGGTAATCGCTTTCCCAAATCCCTCCTACGGAATCCCACCACAATTAATTAAAGGATACAAGTAAACCAACCTATTTATAATAAACACAATCATATGAAAGCATCCGATTTTGCGCAAGTATTAAGAAAAATTATCAAGGAAGAGGTACGCTCAGTTATTCGTGAAGAATTAAAATCAGCACTCAATCCAGTTCTATTAGAACAGAAAAAGATGAAGAGTACAACACAGAACAGACAGCCACTGCCTCTTCCAAAACAAAAACCACAAAAGGATTTTGGTATCACAATGGATGGACCGCTTGGAGACATCCTAAGAGAAACAGCAAACGATCTAAGAAACGGAACGTCAGCTCCTATACAAGAAGCCGCAGGTAATGATTGGTCTAGTATGGGACACTTTGATGCAGGTGACGCAATGAACTTTGGTCATATGCAAGAAGATGATGGATACGACATGGATATGTCAGCACAGTTTTCGAATGACCCAACAGCAGCCTTTATGAAAGACTACTCAGGAGTCTTAAACAGCTCATACGAAAAAAGCGGAATGAAATAATGAAGCTTAAGCAAGTATTACGCGATATCATACTAGAAGGTAATCTGTCAGATTTTGATGGACCGAATACTCCTGCAGCGTTAAAAAAAGAAAAAGAGATTGGCAATAAGAATGTCAAACCGCACGATGCTATCGAGGATTTAGACCTTAATACACTAAACCGCAACGTAACAATTAAGGAGTATCGCTACGGCCCACTCAACCCAGCTGACGAAAAAGGATCTGCTCAGTTTTGGGAAGATAAGGCCAAGATGTGGGATACTACAGTAGAGGCTGCAAAGGAGTCTCGTTGTTCGAATTGTGGAGCTTTCAATCAAAAACCAGACGTTATTAAGAAGATAACAAAGGCAATTGGTGAGGAGGGTGATGTGATCGTTAAGGAAGCAAATTTAGGTTTTTGTGAGTTCTTTTGGTTTAAGTGTGCTGGTGCTCGAACATGCGATGCATGGGTAAGTGGCGGGCCTATAAAAAAATAATAAATGGCAATAGAAATAAAGAAACCGGTATTAGATTCAGAGCTTAATGTAGCTATAGGGATTGACTTGCCTACTAACTCTAAGCAGGGATCGTTATTTCAGCTAAACTACTTGACTATCGATCAAATGGTAGCCAACGCTAAAAACCTGTTATTCACTAATCACGGAGAGCGTCCAATGCTTCCGACGTTTGGTTGTAATCTTCGCAACATGCTATTCCAGAATGCAACTCCGGAACTAACCATGGACATTGAAGATACTATTAGAGAAAACTTTCAAATCTGGCTTCCGTACATATTTATAAATGAGCTTGTTGTTGATGCTCCTAATCTATCTCCAAACAGAGTAAACATCACTATGTCTATAAGTTTAATAGGCAATAAGTTTGACACGAGATCGATTCAGTTTCAAATAGACGCGACTCAGTAATAAATTGAATATGTATACACCACCATCAAAGGACATAAAGTATTTAGGAAGGGATTTCGACAACATTAAGCAAGGCTTAATTGACTTTGTCAAAACCTACTATCCAAATACATACAACGACTTTAACGAGTCATCTCCAGGAATGATGTTTTTAGAGCTTGTTGCTTATGTGGGTGACACTCTAAACTATTATATTGACTCTCAATTAAAAGAGTCCTTATTATTACAAGCTACTGAAAAGAAAAACGTATTAGCTATTGCTGCCGCAATGGGATACAAACCTAAGATTAGTGTACCTTCTACAGTAGACTTAGATATTTTTCAACTTATGCCAGCATCAGGTAGCGGACAAAATGCCGTTGCTGATCCTAGATATGCACTACGAATCAATCCTGGTATGCGAGTGCAGTCTAAAGTTGATGTAAACATTCCAACACTACTAGAAACAAAGCCAATCGATTTTTATGTACAAGGTATAGTTGATTTTGCAATTGACACAGCTACTGATCCAGTAGAGTACTCAGTATATACCCTTGACGCTAGTGGTAATCCAGAGTACTTTTTAGCTAAAAAAAGAGTAAAAGCGGTTTCTGCTGCACCATACCAATCTACAGCACCAATAGGACCACCTACAAAGTTTCTTAAACTAAAGATACCATTTGAGACAACACCACCTGACTTTATCGGAATTGACAGTATTGTAGATTCAGATGGCAACACATGGTATGAGGTTCCCTACTTAGCTCAGGACACTATGTTCGAACAGATCACAAACACAGCGTTTAATGATCCCGATGCTGCTGTCTATAGTGATGAGATACCATACCTACTTAAATTAAAAAAAGTACCAAGACGATTTGTTACACGCATCTTAGATGACGGAATCGAAATTCAATTTGGAGCAGGAGTAAGCACATCAGAAGATGAAGAGCTATTACCAACACCAGACAACATTGGAATAAGCTTACCTACTGGTAAACTTGATATGGATGCTTCTATGGATCCAAATGCTCCCGGAGTAACAAAGGCGTATGGTATTGCACCATCTAATACAACATTAACTATAACGTATTTACGTGGAGGAGGTGTACAGTCTAATGTTGCTAGTAATACAGTTACTACAATAACAGGAGTAGACACTAATACACTAAACTTCCCAACAAACACACCAGCACTAAATACTACAATTCTAAACTCTTTAGCTATAAACAATCCTACAGCAGCAGTTGGAGGACGAGTAGAAGAGACGTTGGATGAGATTAGACAAAATGCATTAAAGCAACTCTCATCACAAAACCGAGCAGTAACTCGAGAAGATTACTTACTGCGAGCATTAGCGATGCCACCACAATTTGGAAGTGTGTCTAAGGTGTTCATTATACCTGATGAGCAGAACAACATTGCAACCAGTGAATTAAATGATACTGTAGCAAACCCACTAGCCATGAACTTATATGTACTAGGCTACGATCAAAATAAAAATATCACCACTGCTAACAGAGCTATAAAAGAAAACTTAAAAACATACATCTCTCACTACAGAATGTTAACCGATAGTATCAACATTCGAGATGCATATGTTGTTAATGTCCAAGTGAATTTTGATATCATACCACTTAGAGATCGCAATGCTAACGAGGTTTTGTTAACCTGCGTTAATGCTATGAAAGATTACTTTAACATCGATAAGTGGCAAATTAATCAACCAATTGTATTGTCAGACATATACAATATGTTATTAACACAACCTGGCGTTCAGACTGTAACTAAGGTGAGTATTACAAACCTAAACGATTCGTCATTAGGGTACAGCAATATCTATTACGGTATACAAGAAGCAACACAAAATGGCATCATTTATCCAAGCTTAGATCCAATGATCTTTGAGGTTAAGTATCCAGATAACGATATAAAAGGACGCATAGCAACATACTAAGATGATATTACGATTTTATCCAACTAAGGACGCCACACTATACGAATCATCTCCAGAACGCAATACTGGGATTGATCAAATACTTGAACTGCAAACCGTACCGGCTACGGGATCAGCAGGTGCTGCAGCAACCTCAAGCTATGTTTCACGTATTGTATTAGGTTTTGACTACACAGCAATATCATCTAGCATTGTAGCAATGGGGTACAATCCAAACAACTTTAGCTATGGATTAAAATTGTATGCTACAGAACCACAACAAATCCCGCTAGATTATACTATAGAAGCTCGCCCATTAGCGTATTCTTGGAATATGGGAACTGGAAGAACTCACACTACCCCAACGACAACAGAGGGTGTAAGTTGGTATTATAGACAAGGCAAAAACACACCATCAACATCATGGCCAACATCTTCATTTACAGCAGGAACTACTGGTTCATGGCAGGTGAATAAAGGTGGAGGTGTTTGGTATACTGGAAGTGCAGCTTCACAGTCATTCAGCTATACTACTACAGACTTGGATTTAGATATTACATCAATTCTTCGTCAAGTACAAAGTGGATCTATCACATTAAATGGATTAATCATTAAACGCTCCGCAGCCGATGAGAGCACACTAAGCAGCTTCTCGTCTTTGCAGTTTTACAGTAAAGATACAAACACCATATATAGTCCAGTAATCGAAGCTAAATATGACGATAGTACTAATACTGGATCTATTCCTACAATAAACACTGACAACGAGTTTAATATAATCACATCAAACTTACGTGCTACATACAAGGAAGACAGTAGACCAAAGCTAAATGTTAACCCACGCTACCGATTTCCAGTAATGACGTTTGCGACCTCTTCTGCACAACTAGATGTGTACAGACTACCAACAGGGTCACAGTATGCTGTATATCTTGCTAAGTCGGATGATGCAATTGTTAATTTTAGTAACTACACAAAACTAAGCTCAGATAGCAATGGAAGTTATTTTAGATTAAATTTAAGCAGTTTTCAACCGGAGCAGTATTATCGCTTGTTGTTTAAAATCCCACAAAGCGATGGGGTAAGTTATGATATTTACGACAACAACTTTATATTTAAAGTTGAACGTAATCAATAAGCACACAGATGAGGCATGGTGAAAAAAACACATTCTATGCAATGTCTGGTCAGTTTACTACACTAGATGGCAAACCATATTCAGGACCTTATTATATCCTGGAGACGGGTATTCCTATGAGTGGAGAGAGTCATCACTACTCAGAGACAGCACCACTACTTCCAGTTAAGCAATCAACAATACAGTATACCACCGGCAGTATGGACAAAGTGCCAGCTACTAATACAACTCTAAACGAGAATACTACAGTTTACGATTTAATTCCAACAATCATAAACCAACCGCCAATTGTAACACAAACCATTGCGGAAGGATCAATACCACCAATCAGACAATCAAACACAGCTGATGGGTCAGGTAACTTTATGTATCAGTTTCCAGATGGAACTGTACGCGTACACAAAAACACATCAATTACTTTACGAGTTCAAGCACAACAACCGGATGTACTTAATGTCGAGAATGGTATACTTGTAATTAAACCTCATGACGCAGAGTTAACATATACTTGGACTTTCGATGGTGAGGTCATAGGAGGTACATCACAACCGGTACCCGGATTTTTACGAGTTGTTAATCAGAATGAGTTAATTTTAAGCAGTATTCAACCGCAAGGAGCTGGTACCTACAATTGTATTGTTACGAACGACATCGGAAGTGTCGATGCAGGGACTATTACGATTGAAGTTTATAACTCGAATATAGATGGTTTTTTCTTTGAAAACCTCATACAGAACGGAGATGCTACAGACGACATAAACGGTTGGAGTAGCATGAATGAGGGGCTTATTGTAAACAGTTTTGCAGCAACAAACGGCGAAAGACAGAAGAGCATTACAACACACACGTTGCCTGAGTTTTTCGAATGGACGCAAGAAATGTTGTATCCAAGACCTTATAATTTAAACTTTGGAGACTTACGAATACCAGAGACCTCTATTGGGGTTGCAGGAATAGCAAACCAATTAATACTCACAAAATACTTTACAAGGGATTCTTACAAATACACGGTTAAAGATGGTATTCCGGTTATTAAAGCTTATCAAGACATTGACTTGTCTGGAGAATTTGAGTCATATATCAAAGGTGGAGTATATGGTGTAGATGGAGTTAGAGGAGTGTTTACTTGTTACGTCGGTAATGCCATATTTCAATACGAACTCAACAATGAAGCAGTTACTCCTGGCGATCGACTAAGTCCAGTCTCATATTACTTAGGAGCACCACGTTTAAGTGTAGAAAACTTCTCAAAAGCAGGTCCAGGATTTGTACAAGAAAAAGTGTATATAACTTTAGAGGAGTTTCAAAACAACCAACCACTACAAAGTAGAGTGTTAAAGGAGATAAATGGTCAGCAGACTTCTGTAAAAGAAAACATAAACGTAATTGATCCATGGTCATCTAGATTGCCTAAGTACTCAGGACAAGTTTATTACACTGGAGGAAGGGGATTTGCAAATCCAGACTTACCTAGTTTAGGAGATTCTCGTGATGCACACCTATTTGTTGCCGATGAAATACTACCCAACTATGAGGACAGATATACATACGGTCAGTATGCTGAGTTTAGAAAAGAAGTAATTGATAGGCTTGACCCGAGAACAAATAAAGTCCGTATTACTATTAATATAGAAGCACCAAATCTAGGAGTATACTTACGAGAGCGTGGTGGCGATAATGATCCACTTCCAGATAATGGTTTATGGGAAGTACTACCATGGACATCTACGTGGCCTTCACGATCTTTTGGTCCTAAAAATAACGATGGATATCCATATCCAAGTAGCTCTTGGGATATCATACAAAATCTAAACGGTACAACTATTGAAAAAATGCCACGTATTGGATTAAACTCTAGAGCATTAGTGACTGGTTTGACTTTTGCTTTAGTACCGGTATTTAAGGATGATATTTTATATACAAACAGACTAGTAAATAGTATGTTGGCTGAGACAAGGTTTATTGCTGAGACAGTCGATTCACCTATCGATGTAAATGCAGCACCATACAATGCAGCAACAGAAATTAGCATCGTAACCGTAAAAGCTAGGTTAGCTGATATACAATCAAACCTGGAAAGATTAGATAGAGAGATTGTAAATCTGCAGGGTTATATAAAAATCAACGAAGATTTGCGATCTAAGCAGCAAGCTGTTATTGACAAATCTAACGCAAGTAAAGACTCTGGA